TGGACTTGAAATAGCTCCGTATGTTGTAGGAGGCACAGCAATTGCTGGAAGCAAGTTACTTGCAAACACCCCTAGAATTGTTCAAGGCGTTTTAAGCGGTGTTGCAATTGATCAATTATTATACACTGGTGAAAATGCTTTAGCAAATACTTTATCTGAGTCAGAGCTATTTGAAGCCGAAAGCATGGCTCAAAGTTTAGTAGAATATCTTTCTGTAGATAAAGACGACACAGCACTTGAAGAGCGCACTAAGCTTTTAGCTGAGGGCGTTGCGTTAGGTGTGGGTGCTGAAGCTATTATGGGTACAGCAAAACTAGTATCTAAAGCACGTCAACTATTTAACAAATCTCCTAATCAGCTATCACGTTCAGAAGAAGCAGAAGTTGTTGCAGGTTATTTAAAAGATGCTAAACAAACAACGCAACTTAGGGCGCAAGCTCCTGATGTAGTGTATTCAGAAACCGCTGAAGGTGTTGCGCAAGTTGCTCAACAAAATAGCAGCAAGCTTCGACGCTTTACACAACAAGTGTTTACTTCTCGTGGCTACTGGACTCCACAAGCCTTTAATGCTTTTAACGACGCGCAGTACGCACAACGCCAAGTAGTTAAAGAAGCCGAAAACATTTCTAACAGGCTTCAACAATCTTTACGTGCACTAGGCGATGAAACAAAAACAGCTGCGGCTACACAAAACGTACAAAAAGCATTGCGCGAAGATTTAGGGTTTCATCCACAAGTAGCGCAAGAAGCTCGTATACGTTATGTTGTAGATAATTATGACGTGTCTGAAGACGTAGCAAAAGAAATTTTAAATGCTCGACAATTAATTGATAATCTTTCTGGTCGTCTTGCTAATTCTAACATTCCTAACGGAGAGTTTCGAGAGTCTATTCTTGAAAACTCTGGTGAATATATTCGTAGGTCTTATCGGCTATTTGAAGATAGTGGTTATAAGCCTTCTGAGTCTGTTGTACGTCAAGCCGAAGATTATCTTGTAGGCCAGCAGCTAAAACGTGGTCTTAATCACGACGAAGCCTATGAGGTTGCTCGTGGTAAAATTGATGAAATCCTAGCTCAAGGCGACAGGACGGCTGCTGAGGATTATTATTCTAAAGTTCGTAGAGTCAACACAGAAATTTTAAAAGAGCGTAAAGAAATACCTGCAGAAATTCGTGCGTTAATGGGCGAAATAGAAGAGCCTGCAGAAAATATTGTTTTAACTGTATCTAAACTTGCTAAACTTACAGAAAATAATCAATTTTTTAACAACTTAAATCAACTGGGCAATAACAAATATATATTTACTAAGCCTGTTGAGCGTGAAGGCGTGTCATACTCAGTAAAAATAACGGGTACTAATTCTGTTCTTGATGGTAAGTATACAACTCCTGAAATGCTTACTGCAATAAAAGAAAAAGAATCGCACATGGGTTCTTTTGATTCTGGATTTTTTAGAAACCTTGCTGCAATCAAAGGCTCTTCACAAAAAATGAAGACCATTTACAGTCATGTTACGCACCTTCGAAATGCTTCGGGTGGTGCGCAGTTTGGTATTGCTAACGGCATGAATCCTTTTAGTAGCGGCAATACTACAGCACAGGCATTAAAAAATAGCATTGCTCGTGGAGGCGATGAAGAGCTAGATGCAATGTATGAAAAGTATTTGCGTCTTGGCATTATCAACACTAACGTAAGAGTTAACGAATTTCGTGCGCTTCTTGAAACAGGCTTTGAATCTGGACCAGATACTCTTGTAGATAAGCTAGGTCAAAAAGTTAAAGGCTATGGTTTTTTGCAGAAGGGCGATAAGCTGGCTACAGATATGTATATGGCTGTAGACGACTTTTATAAAGTAAATGCTTTTGAGCATGAGCTTGATTATTTAAGACGTGCACTGCCTAACGAAAGTCAAGAAGTCCTTGAATCAGAAGCTGCTCGTATTGTTCAAAATACTTTTCCTAACTACGACAGAGTGCCAAAAGGAATTAAGTCTTTACGCTATTTGCCCGTAGGTAACTTCGTAGCGTTCCCAACAGAAATTTGGAGAACAAGCACAAACATTATAAAACAAGCTTCTAAAGAAATGAACTCAGGAAATGCAGAGCTTGTGCGAAGAGGTCAACAAAGACTTGCTGGATTTACTACAATGTTAGCAGCGCCTAGTTTTGTTGCAACTCAAACAGCACAGTTTGCAGGCTTTAACGAAGAAGAATCAGAAGCTATTCAAACACTTTCAAGAACTCCTTGGTCTGATGCACCTAAAAATGTTGTGCGTGTAGGCGATAAAATATACACCAACGATACTCAGTTTATTGATTCTTACTCGCCTTTAAAAGAGCCTGTGATGGCAGCGCTAGATCGAATTCAATCTGGTGAGCTTCGTGGTGAAGAATTAGATACTTATCTTGGTGATGCAATTTTAGATGCAACGAGTAAATTGCTTACGCCTTATTTAGGCGAGTCAATGGTGACTGAATCTTTGCGCGAGTTGTACGTAGCTGGGACAGGGGATGGACGCACATCAAAAGGGTTACCAGTTTTTGTACAAGGCATGGACAATACAGAAAAAGCTATTGCTGCTTTTACTTTAATTGTAGATCCATTTCTTCCCGGAAGTGCATCTAGCGGTAAAGGTGTTTATGATGCATATTTTGAAACACCTAACAGAACAACAGGTAAGCCTAAGAGCCTGCAAGCAGAGCTTGTTACTAACCTAACAGGAGCAAGATTTTCAGAGTTTGATGCTTCTAGCGCCTTGATGTATAAAATAAAAGAGTATAACAGACTAAAAAGAGAAGTTATCTCTTCAACGCCTACTTATGTTATGAAAGCTGAAGCTGCATACGAAAATCAAATCAAACGACAAGAAGCTTTGTATGAGCTACAGCAAGACATGTATGAAAATGCAATGGCTGCTGAAACTTTGTTAGGCACTTCAACAACCATTGAGGTAATGAAGGACAACGGGCTTTCTAATAAAGACATAGGCTTTTTACTTTCAGGTAGATTTAAGCCAGAAAAATATTCTTTTGGCAAGACCCTTAACTTTATTGAAAAGGTAGGCATGGAAGGTCCAGTGCTAAACGATATATTTAGATCGTATGGTAACATGATAGGCACTCCGCTTATGCCTGTAACGCCTGAAGAGCGTGAAGAAGCTTTTGATAGAAAGCGTGAAGGCTTTGCTAAGGGTGGCCGTGTAATGGTTCCTAACGCCCCGCTAGAGCCTGACGAGCGCATCGACAAGATGACAGGACTGCCTTACAACATCCAAGCTGGTTCAGCCTTCGTAGATGAAGAAGACCCTGAAAAGCGCATGTTATTTAACGAGGGTGGGATTGTTGATAAAGTTACAAAAGCCCTTGGAGTTTCTAAACAGGATCTTGATTGGGCCAAAAGCCTTGATAAAAAATTCCCAGAGGCTGAACAGCTTGATGGGCGAGGAGATGCTGCAAGGCACTTAGCACTAGGCTGGTTAGCTAAAAAGTCTAACTATCCTAAAGCTTCTCAGTTTGCTATTAACGCAAGAGAGTTTGTTGAGTTTGATTTTAAAGGTGGTCCAATGGACATCGAAAATAATAACAAGGGGTTTAATCTTGATGCTAGTACCCGTGAGGAAGCTGAAAGAAAAATTATGAAGATGATTAATAACAAGGAAGTTATGTACTACACGCCCCAAGAAAGCAAAGCAAGACGTGGCTATCAAGTCGGTGGAAGCGTTGAAGATCCTAGCATGTATAGGTCGGACGGAAGTAAAAAGTCTGCACAAGGTTTTTTAGGGCCAGTAAAAAACAACGTTGAAGGCGGCATCATGACAGAAGTTTCTGTAGGCATGGAAATAAACGGCAAAGAAATGGAAGTGCCTGCAATGGTTCCTACTCTTACTAAAAAAGAAATAGAAACTTTAGCAAACATGGAGCTTGAAGGAAACGCTAAGAACATTCCTGAGTCTATTATTATGAAAGCAAAGCAACATGCTTTACAAAGAATAGAGCAAGGTCTTAGCCCCTTCTATCAAGATGGAGAAAAATAATAATGCAAAGACTCATTGATACTTTAAAGCGTCATGAAGGCGTTAAATACTATGTATACAAAGACCACCTTGGCTATGAAACTATTGGCGTAGGGCGCTGTATTAAGCAGAATGTTGGCCTAGGGTTAACACACGATGAAGTAGACTACCTTTTGATGAACGATATTCAGCGTTGTATTGAAGAGCTTGATGCTGCTTTTACATGGTTCAAAGATCTTACTCAAGTTCGACGCGAAGCAATGGTAAACTTATGTTTTAACTTAGGCCTCACACGTCTTCGAAAGTTTGAAAATGCGCTTGCGGCTATGGCAATTCATAACTACGAGGAAGCAGCAGATGAATTTTTGGATAGTCGGTGGGCTGTTCAAGTTGGTCAACGTGCAATAGAAGTAACTGAAATGATTCGCACCGGAGAAGCATATGACTAAGAAAAAAGATTCAAGGCTAGAAAGGGCAGGAGTAAGTGGGTACAACAAACCGAAACGCACACCTAACCACAAAACAAAGTCACACATCGTGGTGGCAAAAGAAGGCGATAAAATTAAAACAATACGCTTTGGTCAAAAGGGCGCGAAAACTGCAGGCAAGCCAAAGCCGGGTGAGTCAGAGCGCATGAAAGCAAAACGAAAATCCTTCAAAGCAAGACACGCTAAGAACATTAAGCGAGGAAAGATGTCAGCGGCTTACTGGGCTGATAAAGTTAAATGGTAGTAGATTTATTTACCAAGCATCCAAAGTCTGTTAATGAAACATATTGGCAGCACTTAAAGCGAGCAGCTATGTTTTCAGGCTGGCTGTTTTTAGGAGGTTTAGCGTGTGTAATTCACGCTATTCTTCCTTTTTTATTCACTCAAACTGCAAGTAAAATAGTATGTAAATTATATACTAGATACTAAGCCGTGAGGCTATAGCACGTCGAGATGACGTTAGGAGATACACAATGAATAAGTATATAGTGGCAGCAATGTTGCTGTCTGCTCCAGCATTTGGAGCTAATGGTATTCTCATACAAAAAGGAAATCAACAGTACGTGGTT